GCGATGGAATTATTTTGTTGAAGTCGAATATAGAATCATCAGACTCCACAAAGCTTATGAACGATCTAACTTGATCTCCATCTCTACTCCAAATTGTCAACTCGTTTTTGCATATGTTAGGCATCTGTAGTCTCCTTAATTATTGATTTGCCAATGGTCTGAGGCAGTCGGGTTTTACGCAAGGCAAACGCCTTGTTGCCAGATAGCACGATGCGCTCCGCTTGGGCACGGCTCATCGCCGTTACATTCACTTCGTGCTTGATTACTTCAAGGTAGTTGATGGTGTACTCAGTCAGAACACCACGAGAATCTTCGTAGCATTCGCTGTAGCACATCGGGCAGCAGTTACGCATGCCCGTGTTAGTTTCGATTGATGCAAGCATGTGTTCAGCAGTCATGGTGCCGCACTCGTCGCAGGGGAAAAAGATTTCTTCATGCATGTATTCGTGCTTCACGATGCAGTCCTCCAGTATTTGTACGCTTCCGCCTCTGGGATTGTGTTGAGCCATACCCAATCCTTGACGTTTTTCTCGTCGCTTTTCGTGGCGAAGTGGTTCTTATACTTCTCCAAGATCTCATCAGTGGGCTTGTCTCTGCCAAGGTGCAAGATGTCGTTGCTCTTGGGGTCATAGACCGCGACTTTCTTTTTCAACGTCTTGCGCATTTCTTTTAGCGTTAGTTGTTCGTTGATCAGATCCGCGATCAGCCAGTCGATTAGCTCGTCTTTGAGTCGCTCATCATCAATCGCCCACTGCAAGTCTTCGCCTAACTCAATCTTTTTGAGCGTGTATTGCCTAGCTTCCTCACAGGCAATCAACATGGCTTCTTCAAAGGCCTCTTTGCTTGTGTTGAAGTCAGATGGTGAATAAAAGTTTGGCCCACCGTTGCCACCGTTAGAGGCAGAGAACATGCGCTTGCCGTTGATGTAGACAGATGCTCGGAAGCAGTGCGTCTCTTCAGACATACTTGTGTTAAGGCTAAGGTTCTTGAGTTCCATCGCAGAGCGCGGCTCTATCGCCGCAAGCGTGGGGTCAAGGTCTTTGGGTTGGAATGGTTTGTTGTTACGTGGCATATGCTTTCTCCTTTTGTTTGCTATGCGCGCTCGATAATAATGCTTTGGTGTTCTTTGTCAACACAAAATTATAGGTATCGACAAAAATGTTCCAAAATGTGGGGGTTTGTGGGGGTTGAGTCGCTCCTGCCCCCTCTCACAAGGGGTCTAGCGTTTGATTTGAGGCGTTTTCCCGCTCGCCTAGGGGTTTGTGTAGGCTTGCGGCCTTGCGGCCTTATACGGGGCCGTGCGTGCGCTTGAGGGCTTGCGGCCTTTTGCGATTTTTTTAGGCATGCTTGCGGGCTTGCGGCCTTGATCGAATATATATGCTTGCGGGCTTGCGGCCTGTGGCGATCCGTGGATCACGGCGGCGGGCCGAGAGGGCTGGGGGGGTTACTCCCCCCTCCTTCTTAACATATCTCTTCTCTCCAGCAGTCCAGCAGTTCCTTGATGGATGACTCCACCTCGTCGCGCTGTTCCTCGTCAAAGTAGTACTTGCCATTGCGTGCAAGGAAAGCTTTCATCACGGGGAGTTTCCACAGTTGCTCTTCTTCTTTTTTCGTCAATTTCTTTTGTGGGTATGCCGGAGCATCAGAAAAGCAAAACGATACCTTAACGATATCGCTCATCAGTTCTCGCTCGTCTTCGTTGTCGGTGTCAAACATCGATTTAATTACGTTGTAGATGACTCGGTCTTCCGACTCGGTTACGTCAAGCATAAACATTTGCTCGCCCATTTCTTGCTCATGGTTTGCGAAAGTAAAAATTGCTTCTGCGTTTATGTAGTTTTTCCAAGTAATAGCCATTGTTTTTGTCTCCTTAGTGGTACTTGTAGCTAATGTTTTTGATGCGTGGGTTCCAGCATGCGCGACAGTCTTTGCACTCGTTGTCTTGCTTGTACGCAATGCACTCGCGCCCAAACGGTTTGCCAGTGTGGACAGTGCTTGTGTGCTGGTAGTGTTTGACCGGCGCTTGGTCTATGTTTGGTGACGACACGCGCACGACCAAATTCTTTGGGAAGCTTCCGTGCTTGCGCATGAATCGCGCAATCATCAGATATTCTTTTGTAGGTAGCCAGTGCTTGGTGTTTGGTGTCGCGATTGCTACGCGCACAATATTGGCTAGGTGCTCGTCGCTTTGAATGTCGCCGCTATCAAACCAACGAAAATACTCGTCACCATTGATGGCTGTTACCATGGCGTCAACCCAACCAGTAGTAAAAATTGCGTCTAGTCGTTTGGCGTGCGCTTTTTCCACTACCGGCCAAACATATGCACCTTTGAGTGCATAGCAGCCATGGCAAACCGTGCCTTCTACTTTGGCGAGTTTGCTGCCGGTCTTGCATGCTTTGGCGCTAATGCCCCACGACTTGCAAGGCATCTTGCTGGTCTTTGATAGTCCGCCCACGGCGGCGCGTGCTTCTGATACTTTCATCCTTTTGTTTCCTTTTGTTGTCAGCCAATTGCTTGACTGTTGCGTATATTTTAGCAAATTTTGCTAGGCATTTGCACATTTTTTTTGGTGCCTGGCATTTGCTTCGAGCCTAACTTGCGGCCCGCCAAGCTTGCGGCCTTGTGCGTTTTATATATGTTTGCTTGCGACCTTGGGTGCCGGGTGCCAGGCTCCTGGCGTTGATCCGGCCAAGTCGGTGCTAGGAAAATCGGATCCGATTAAAAAATGGGGGCCGGAGCCCCCGGTTGGTTATCGGTTGCCGATTAGTTCGAGAACCATGTCGTTGGCTGCGGTCAGGTCATGCCCGCCAATGTTCCATTCATCGATGTCCTCGATGGTGCCGCGGCCAATGTAGTTCGGGCCATTCTTCCAATTGTAGATTGTGGCCACTACGCCATCGCGCTCGAAGGCCCATTCCACATCTGTTTTGTAGCCGTCACTCATGGCGTTGGGCTCGCCTATCGCCTCGACAAGCTTGGCGTATGGCATTTTGAAGCATCCGCAGTAGCTGGTGCCGTTGGTGTTGATATCGGTCATAGCATTGTCTCCTTAACTTTGCTTTGTCGTTACAGTTTAAATGATGCGAGGCCGCATCGCAATGGGCACCCGATTGGATGCCCAGCACGTTGGTGCCTAGACCATGTCGATTCGCACACTTATGCGCTCGTGAGCTTTCACTTGTGCAAGCGTGACCTTGTACTTGGCGGTCTCGCCATCGATCTTCAACTTGCCTTCATTCCTGCCGGTGCGCGCCGCGATCTTTTTGGCGCGGTCTTTTGCCGGATTCATTCTTAAGGCTATCTCTGCCTCAATCCATGCCAACTCTTTTGCTTTTTTGGTTTGCGATATCTCAAACTTCAAAAGCTTTTGCGCTGCTATCAGATCTTTAATTGATTCCATCTCGGTTGCCTTTTGTTGCTGTGCGTCATTGCACAGATGCAATGCTACACCCAACGCGCATGCAAAAACATAGCAACGCCAATGCAATAACCTAGACACAAGTTAGACATCACCTGATCGATAGGGCGCATCTCACTGTCAAACCTCCGCGCTCACAGCATCGCGGCCTTCCATCGCGCCACTCAGTCGCCCGCTCAGCCTAACAGTTTGCATAACCTGCGCGCGGCCTAGGTACCCTAGGGCGCAGACCCAAAAAAAGCCCGCGACTTGTCGCGACCCCACCACCCCCTATACAGCACAGCGTATAGTGTTAGTGTATATATAACGTTCCCCACCCATAATGTTATGAAAAATAGAAATGGCTAACCTCAGTCACCTCTCTGAAGGTGAGATGAAAGAGATTTTGATGTTGCAGGAGCGTTTGATGCTTCTTGATACGCAGCACAAGGCCAAGGACTCGTTCATGGAGTACATACGGTACATCTGGCCGGGCTTCATTGAGGGTGATCACCATCGGATTATTGCGGATAAGTTGACTCGTGTGGCGAAGGGTGAGTTGAAGCGGTTGATTGTGAACATGCCGCCCCGTCATACGAAGAGTGAGTTCGCGTCTATCTACTTTCCATCGTGGGTGATGGGCTTGAATCCTGACATGAAGATCATGCAGACCACGCACACGGCTGATTTATCGATCAATTTTGGTCGCAAGGTGCGTAACCTGATGGATTCGGACGAGTATTCTAATATTTTTCCCAAGGTATCCTTGGCCTCTGACTCAAAAAGTGCTGGAAAGTGGCAAACGAGTCAGGGTGGTGAATATTTTGCAGCCGGTGTGGGTGGTGCCATAGCGGGTAGAGGTGCAGATTTGCTGATTATTGACGATCCGCACTCTGAACAGGACGCGATGTCGATCAATCTGCTGGATTCTTGTTACGAATGGTACACATCGGGGCCAAGACAGCGACTTCAGCCTGGTGGTTCTATTGTAATTGTGATGACCCGGTGGAATACGGCGGATTTGACGGGTAGGTTGCTCACTAGGCAGACAGAAACGCACTCTGACCAGTGGGAAGTGGTTGAATTGCCTGCGATTTTTGAAGATTCGGGCAATGTGTTGTGGCCAGAGTTCTGGAAGAAGGAGGAATTGGATGCAGTTAAGGCGTCGATCCCTGTTTCCAAGTGGAATGCGCAGTATCAGCAGAATCCTACGTCGGAAGAGGGTGCGATTATCAAGCGGGAGTGGTGGCAGCTATGGGAAGCTGAAGATCCTCCTGCGTGTCATTATGTTATTCAGTCGTATGATACGGCGTTTTCTAAGAAGGAGACGGCGGACTACTCCGCTATCACCACATGGGGCGTGTTTTCGCCGCAAGAGGGCATGGGTGATGCGATTATTTTATTGGATGCGCAGAAAGGTAGGTGGGACTTTCCTGAGTTGAAGGCAGTTGCGCAGGAGCAGTATGTAGAGTTCAACCCGGACATGGTTTTGATTGAGGCCCAGGCGAGTGGCACGCCATTGACGCACGAGTTGAGGGCGATGGGGATTCCTGTGGTGAATTACCGGCCTTCCAGGGGCAATGACAAGATGACTCGTGTGCATGCGGCGAGTCCTGTGTTTGAGGCTGGGATGGTATGGGCGCCTGACCGTATTTTTGCGGACGAGGTGATTGAGGAATGCGCTGCATTTCCGTTTGCACCGCACGATGATTATGTAGACACTACGACGCAGGCGATATTAAGATTCCGGCAGGGTAACTTCATCAATCTTTATTCTGACGAGGATGAAGAAGAAGTATACCGAGACAAGCGCGCATATTACTGAGGAGATCTATCATGGCAAAAGCTAAATCTGTTGCAAAAGGTATTAGCTCGTTATTTGACGATGCTTTTGAAAAAGTTGGAACGGCAACCACTCGTGGTGCCCAGCGACAAAAGAAAAAGAAATCTAACGTTTTTCAAAGAGACGCTAAGACTGGCCAAGTTCGCTCTGTCACTCGCGGTGAGAGAGTCAAGCGAGGTCAGAAGGTAACGGGTGGTGCGGCAGCAGCAGGTGCTGGCGCTGCGGCAGGATCTGCGGCCATGGCTGACAAAGGTGGTAAGAAAGAATCTACCAAGGTTGGCAAGATGAAGCGCGGTGATTCTGTCAAGCGCACTGAGACTCCTAAGAAGGCTGGCGCAACCCGTGGCGAGCGAAAGCAGAAGACTAACCCTCGCGGTTCATCTGTTGGCAGAGGCAGGCCGATAGGTGGTACGGCTCCTGGTATCATGACTGATCCATCAAAGCTTCCTCCTAAAAAGCCATCTAAACCAACAACTTCATCTAAACCAACAACTTCTTCTAAGCCCACTACTGCGGCCAAGCCTGAGAAGAAAGAAGAGAAGAAGAAGCGTCGATTTACTTCTCCTGCTAGTGGCAGGGGCCGTCGTATTGTTCGCCGCATGGGCGGCGGCATGATGAAATCCAAGATGGCGTCTAAGGGTGGTGCGAGGGGTGGCAAGCGCATGCCCACAGGTATGAAGAGAGGCGGATCACTTGAGATGACCATGGTTAATGGTCGTAAGGTTCCTGCATTTGCTGCAGACGGCAAAGGCGCCAATGATTTGGCCAAGAAGCAAGCTGGCGGCATGATGAAGTCGAAGATGGCTTCAAAAGGTGGCGCGAAAGGCGGACGCAGGCCCGGTGGTATGCAGGCTGGCGGCATGGCCAAGAAGACCAAGAAAGGTTACGCCTTGGGTGGTATGACCAAGAAAGGAATGGCCAAAGGCGGTGCTATGACCAAGAAAGGAATGGCCAAAGGCGGGCCCGTCAAGAAGAAGGCTGTCTCGCGCAAGCCTCGCGGCGTAGGTGCTGCGCTTCGTGGATACGGCAAGGCGATGAAAAAATGAGCAAAGTAAAATCTTTAAAAAAAGCTTTAGCTAAAGTTACTAGGTCTGTAGAGAAGGCAAATAAAAGCTCTAAAGGCAAAGAATCAAAATTAGAGGAAGCTGTTAAGCAGATTGAAGATATGTCAAAAAAGCCTGCATTTGTCAGGTTGAGACAAATGGCAAACAAAAACAGAAAAAGAAAAGGTTTGCCGCTAAAGCCAGAGCTCTCTGATATACCTGAAGCCCGTCAAAAGATGCTGACGCCTGCACAAAAGAGGCGTGCTCGCAAAACTCAGAAAGACTTGGGGCCATCTGCCCGCAGAGACATGAAGGATGCCAAGCCGCCCGTTGAGAAGTCAGAGGGTGGTATGGCGACAAGCCGATCTCGCAAACCCAGAGGAGTGGGTGTAGCATTACGAGGCTACGGAAAAGCACTCAAGTAAACTAAGATAGACTAAAAACAAAAGGATCAGTTTTGCCATATCTGCAAAGCAACATCCCGCACTTCAAGTGCTGGGTGAGAAGAGAGTACACACACAACCATCAGAAATATCACGGCGAGTTCTTACACGCGATGGCAATCGCTGTGACCACCATGCCCACGAGGTGCTTGAGTTTTCAAGTAATCTTTACTGGCTGTGAAGTCGATGACGAAGAGGATGAAGTGAATGTGCATGGTGGGGCCATGTGGGCGAGGATGCCGATCACTGCTTTGGTGGCGGACACACCGTTTGAAGACTGGCCTATCCCTATGGCGGTACATGATGCCCAGCCTTGGGACTGTTCTTCTCACACTCATGCTGTATACGTTCTAGATCGCGCTACGCCATGCCCTTGGCTTGCCAAGATCGATGGCAATATGTACCCGGCCAAGTATCTGTTTACGGTTGATTATGCGGAGAATGAGATCGCTGATGATCCTGCGCAGCATAAGCAATCGCATGTGATGGAGTTACTTGATGCTGGCGAGTGGACTGGGAATATAGTAGCTTTGCCCAACAACAGGGTGCGAGTGACGCATCCTGCGTGGTTTGAGACTGGCAGTGGGGCACCTGACTTCAAGCCTTCTCAGCACATTCACTACAGCAAGTCGGACTTGGATTACACGCTTGATGTGAATCGTATCTTCGATAACTTGTACGCGGATAGTGGCCACGATACTGAGGACGAGTAAACTCAAGAAGGGCATGCCATGGCCATAGAGCGCGGTGTAGATGACGTTGATATCGATGAGTTAGGGATCGAGGACAACACCAAAGAGATTGAAGTTGGGTCAGAGTCTCCTGAAGATCTGATGTTTGATGGGATGGATGATGAAGATGCCGCGCTCATGGACGATGGCACCATGGTGTTTGGCGAAGATGAGCTTCGTGAAGACATCCCTCTTCCGTTCAATGCCAACCTTGCTGAAGTCATTGATAAGTCTGATCTGGGCAGAATTTATTCTGACTTGATGGGTGACATTGATGACGATAAGTCATCGCGCAAAGAGTGGGTTGATCAGTATACCGAGGGCTTGAAGTTCTTGGGCATGAAGTTTGAAGATCGCACTGAGCCTTTTGAGGGCGCATCTGGTGTGATTCATCCGCTGCTTGCGGAATCTGTGACGCAGTTTCAAGCACAAGCATACAAAGAATTATTACCTGCTGGTGGCCCTGTTAAGACCATGGTCATGGGTATGGGTACGCCGCAGACTGATCTACAGGCGGCTCGTGTTCAGGAGTTCATGAACTATCTGATCACTCAGGAAATGAAGGAATACGATCCTGAGACTGATCAGTTGTTGTTTTACTTGCCTTTGTCTGGCAGCGCGTTTCGCAAGGTTCACTTTGACCAGTCACTAGGCCGTCCTGTTTCTCGCTTTATTCCGTCTGAAAAGCTGATCGTGCCTTATGGCACCACCAGTCTTGATAATGCGGTGCGTATCACGCATGTGATTGACATGTCGATGAACGAAGTGCGCAAGCTTCAGCAGACGGGCTTTTATCGCAAGACCAAGATCTCTGGTGAGTCTGATGACTCGACGTATTCGTCTACGGATGTTGAGGAAGAGATTGATGAACTGCAGGGCGTGAAGCCATCTGGTAGCTCTAGCGATTATGAAGCAGAGCTTATGGAAGTTCACGTTGAGCTTGATATCCCTGGCTTTGAAGATAAGGACGCGCAAGGTGAAGAAACAGGTATCAAGTTACCGTACATCGTCACGTTACTCCCCAGGCAAAATACGATTCTTTCGATACGCAGGAACTATGTCGAAACGGACATTATGCGCCGTCGTATTGACTACTTTGTGCATTACAAGTTTCTGCCAGGTGTTGGTTTTTATGGTTTTGGTCTGACCCATATGATTGGTGGATTGTCTCAGGCATCCACTTCTATTCTGCGTCAGCTGATTGACGCTGGCACGCTGGCGAATTTGCCAGCAGGTTTCAAGGCTCGTGGTATTCGTATTCGTGATAGCGATGTGCCACTGCAGCCTGGTGAGTTTAGAGATATGGATGCCCCCGGCGGGTCACTGCGTGATGCGCTGATGCCTCTGCCTTTTCAGGAACCAAGCGGCACGTTACTGCAATTACTTGGTATGTTGGTGGATGCGGGCCGTCGTTTTGCTTCTGTAGGTGATATGCAGGTTGGCGATGGTAACCAGCAGGCGCCTGTCGGCACCACGATTGCGTTACTTGAGCGTGGCACTAAGGTGATGAGCGCGATACACAAGCGCATGCACTACAGCCAAAAGGTTGAGTTCAACATTCTGGCACGGGTGATCAAAGAGTCACCGATTAAGGCGTATCCGTATCAGATTGCTAGTGGTCAGCAGCAGTTGTTGGCGCAGGACTTTGATGATCGTATCGACATCATTCCTGTATCTGACCCGAATATCTTCTCCATGAGCCAGCGTGTGATGCTTGCTCAAGAGATGATGCAGATGGTTCAGTCGAACCCTCAGATCCATGGGCCTCAAGGCATGTATGAGGCGTATCGTCGTATGTATGAGGCGATGGGTATACAACAGATTGAGCAGGTGTTACCACCACCTCCACAACCACAGCCTGTGCCGCCTAGTATAGAGAATTCAAACTTCTTGCAGATGCAGCCTGCACAAGCATTTCAAGAGCAGAATCACGAAGCGCACATGGATGCACATATTGCTTTGTTTAAGACGCCGCTTGTGTCTTCCGCTCCTCCAGGTCAACAGCAAGTCATGGCTATGATTCAGGCGCACATCTATCAGCACATTGATTTCAAGGCACGCGAGATGGCTCAGCAAGACCCTGAGATCAAGCAGATGGAACAACAGATGCA